TCCACGCCGACCTTGCCATCGGTGCCGTGCAGCACGCAATCTCCTGCCTGCAGATGGCTCGGCGCCCCGAGGACCGCATCGACGACATGCGAATGCTCCAAGATGCCCACCACACGCTGACCGGCTGGCACTTCGATTCGGCATCCACGCCAGCGCCCTTGAGGGGGATTCGTCCATCGGCTGGCAGCATTAGTTGGGAAAAGGCAAAAGAAGTTATGGGCCAAATCGATCCTGCGAAGGTGCAAGAGATGTTTGGAGGCAACCCTTTAAGATTGGGCTCGGCGCATCCAGATGAGGAACTCAAGATTGACAAAATGCTCCCTGAGAGCGTACCTTCCGAAGGAGAGAAAACCTCATGAGTCCCGTTTACCCCATCCTTATCGCAGTAGTCGTAATCCTCTGCACGCTGGTTCTTGTCGCTCTGTTTTGCGTCGGAGGTCTTCTACTTTGGCAGGTCTGGGCGCTCGTCAAAATCAACCGCATCATCTCGGAGTCCGTCGCGGCCCTTGTCGATCCGGTGAAGCAACTGCCGGCGGCCACAGCCAACCTCATCAAGGTCTCGACGGAACTCAAGGAATTCCAAGAGGGTGAAGTCAGGCTCATGCGGCAACACATCAAGGCGGTGACGGACCTTACGGGGACCGTCGAAGAGTTTGAAGGGATGCTCGTGCGTCCGCCTTCTGCCGGAAGTCCGACACCAAGGGTTCGTCGCAGCGCGTCCGTCGCTCCCGCCACCGAGGGGGACGAAATGGAAATGGAGCAACGGCGAAAAGAATCCACAACGCTTGGGGGAGTTGACGTAAAGGATTTTGGGAAGAATGTTGGGACGGTTTAGTGCAGGACTGCACTGACGGTTTCCGTACCTCGGTTAAAAATAGAACTATATCGAGGAGAAAGGAGGCAAATTGGATCCACTATTCGAAGTTCACAAATTGAACGAATTGGGTTTGAAGAAGGCACACGAAATCGCCTTCTTGTTCAACGACACTTTGAAGAAACTGAAATCATATGTTCCCGAAGGTCGGGAACTTGCGATTACGAAAACACATCTGGAGTCGGCCTGCTTCTTCGCAAAGAAGGCGATGGCAAACGACCCAGTTAACCAGGAGCCGGAATAATGCTGCACTATCGCTGGACTGAAGTATCGGGAGTTCGCGAATGCGTTCAATGCCTGGCGCTCGGCGAGACAACAGTTCTTGAAAAGAAGTTGACACTACTTTCTGGCAACGATGCCTCGGTCAAATTCTCCTGCCCCGTTTGCGGCTTCGTCGCCGTGGGCATAGTCTCGGTGGACGGGTCGGAGCCACAGCAAGGCGAGGCGACTCCAGCAGCGAAGTCCCTCATCGTGGCTCCGACCGCCGAGGAAATAGAGGCCGTAAAGCCCAAACCTCCGCCGAAGGCTCAACGGATCATCGTGCCCACTGGCCCCCCAGTAGATGTCGAGGAACTCTATGCCCATGCCGTGGCGAAGTTCCCGAAGGCCCTGAGACTCGATACTGGCGAAGTGCTTGCGGGAACGGTCACCAAGGGAAGGAATCAGGACGCCGCGTTCATCAAGGTGGTTTACACTGATGGCCAACCGATCGTCGATAAAGAGAGGGCGCCGAACCCGTACCACGTCGAGAAGCTTCTGTTCTGCGAGCCGACCCTGCCCGACGAGAAGGAGTTCGTCGAGGGCGTGAAGGCATCCGTTGAGGCCACGCTGAAGTCCAGAAACCCGCACCCGACCCGCGTCGTGGCTCCAGTGAAGCTCAACGAAGCGAGGTCGAGGCTCCGCACGATCTGCACTTACCCAATCAACGATGTGGGGACTCAATGTGGTGACACGACGGGAGCTTGCGGCCATCCTGGTATGCTGCGGAACGTCGCATCGCCGGGTGGGATGCGGGCGAACGTGGACCTGCAAAGTGCCCCTGACGGAAGCAGGGTGCTGTCGCTTCAAGAGCGGCTTGACCCAGAATCTCTGATCCAGCAGTGAGGTGAATATGAAAAACCTGATTTTAGGACTATTGTTTGGATTGCTTTTCTCGCTGGTCGGCTTCGGGCAGGAAGCCTACGTGGTTTCACTCAAGCCAGACGACGCGATGAAGGCGAAGGCCACCTACGACAAGTTGCAGCAGGCCCAAAAGGATTGGGCCGATACCCAAAAGCACATCGCCCTCAAGTACCTCATCGTCGAGCCCACAGACCCCGAGGCATCGGATAAGCACTATGTGGGAGAAACGGACACTGGGATTAACATCTCTTCGTCAGGAACGCTGTCGAGCGGCAACCTCGCTTTGCGGTATATAACAACGATAGGCGGAAATCAATCTGAACCCACGAAAGAGGAGATTGCCCAACAAACCAAAGAAGAGAAAGCCTACATCGAACGATTCAACCGCGAGAAGCGCCAACGCAAAGGATTCGATGGGAATTGCTCAAACTGCCTGCCGAAGTTCGAGTTTACCCACGACTTCAAGTTCATCGTGCCTTCGAAGCCAGAGGTAAAGGCGCCAGTCTCGCCGTTCTATCTTTCGCCGGCTGCGAAGACTTTGACGACCGACGATAGTGGTAGTGCAGGCCTGCCGTGGTGACCCATGCCGATACAGCCATTCTGCACGAAGATCCTCCGCGAACGCGATGCTCCCAACCTTCCGCCGCCCGAAGACCGCCACGTTAAAGTTGCCTGCTTGGCGTTCGACGGAAAGACGATCGGTGAAATCCGCTCCGAGTTCCCGCGAATCAGCGTGCAGATGATTGGGCAGTCGATTCGGCTGACTCGCGACGCGGTTCGCCGCGGCAAGCCCCCCGACGAGGTCCTGCGGTTTCCTGAACTCATCGAAGAACAGGTGGCGTACAAGGTAGCTCCAGGCAAGCCATCGAAGGCCAGCGCCACGACGCGAGCCCTCAAGAGCCTTTCGACGGCTCTCGTCAAGATCGAGTTCAAGAGCTTCCCCGACTTCGTGCGAAGCGTGAAGGAACGCTTTGCACCAATCGGAGTGCCGCTCATCGTGCAGAAGATGTTGGAAGGCGTCGAACGTGAAGACCCCGAAATGATCAAACTCTCGACGCAGGTATTCGACCTTGCCCCGAAGGGTAAGGGGTTGACATTACAGCAGCAGTTCAACATTCCCGGCGGAACGCCCGAGAAGAGGCCGAACGCCGACCACCGTGTTGCATTCTTCGAAGAATTGGTGCGCAAGAACCGCGCCAAGATTGACTCAGCGACTCCGGCAGCGACCGCAGTAATTGACGCAGAAACCGTGGAAGGCAGCGACGAAGAGTAGCGGGCCGGATGGCACTCGTACAGGTTTATCAAGAGTCTGACATAGCCACAGCGGTTGAGGAACTCAACCATCTTCGGGAACAGGTCCTCTACGAGGACAAGGATGCTGACCCGTGGGAAGCGCTGTCTTCGTCGGAGCTTGAGTGGATCGACGCCGAGATTGGGAAGTGCTGCGCCGACTTCCGGTACGCCGCATACAACTACTTCTGGTTGGGACACACCAAAGATTCAATTCCTTGCCTCTTCAATCTCTGGCCTGCACAGGAACTTTTCCTTTCCATCGTCGAGAATATGTGGGCAGAGGGAGAGCCTGCATGGATAATAACGCATAAGGCACGGCAATTAGGAATCAGCACAGTTGTCGAGGCCATCCTCGCTTGGAAGAATCTTTTCTTTTCCAACCAGATTTCGATGATCATCGCGCAGGATCCCGACCAAGCTGAGCACCTTCTGAAAATCTCGCTCTACATCATGGACCACATGCCGTGGTGGATGCGGCCGATGGAGCAGTCGCGAGAATTCAAAGAGGCTATGATTCTTGAGAACAAGGACCCCTATGAGCGTTCCTTCAAGGCTGGGCTCAATAATTGGATCATCGCAAACGGCTGCACGAAGATTTCCGCATTTGGTCAGGGGAAACCCATACATATTTTTCATGGCAGCGAATTAAGCAGTTGGCCTTCCGACCGCGCCCGAAAGATCATTTCTCAGGACATGAAGTACGCCTTCGCGAAGAAGCCAGGGTGCCTCGCCGCGATGGAGTCGAAGCCTCGCGGCATGGTGGGCTACTGGTACAATATGTGGCACGTCTTCGACGGCCAGGGGTTGAGCGCAGAGTACTTCCCCTTCTATGTGCCAGCGTTCTTCGAAAAGGACCGGCGCCTCGACCCGCCGCCAGCATGGGAGCCCGACGAAGAGGCTATCGCCATTCGTGAGAACTACTCCCTGGAATGGACACAGTGTGACGAATGCGGAACTCCGCTGCCGATGCGCTGGGGGGAAATCGAGTCGTGTGTGAAGTGTGGATCGCCGAATCATTCGCCGATCCTGCTCGACGACGCTCAACTCTACTGGTATCAGGAAGAAAAGAAGACCGCCGCCGCGCAGGGGAAGCAGGAACTTCGCGACTTCTACCAGGAAATGAGTATCACGCCGGAACAGGGGTTTCAAGCATCGGGCATCATCGTCTTCCCCGACGAAGTGATGGCCTACCTCCAACGGACTTGTCATCCGGGTCAGAAGGGCTACTTCGATGATGCCTTCAACTGGCATGCCGAGCGGAACTGCAAAATCTGCCACGACGACCACTTGGGGGAAGACTACCCAATGGAAATGTGGGAGCCTCCGCAAGAAGGGGCGAGGTATGTAGCGGGCGTCGATGTCGCCGAGGGAGAAGAGGAAGGGGATTACTCAGTAATACACGTTATCAAGATGGGATATGGCTTCAAGATTCCCGACAAGCAAGTGTTTGAGTGGTACGGGCACATCGACGGTCACGAGTTCGCCCGCGTCTGCTACCTCGTCGGGAAGGCGTACAACGAAGCGATGATGGCGATTGACGCCATCGGGCCTGGGTACGGAACGCTCGGCCTGCTCCTTCATCAATTCAATTACGGCAACATCTATCGGTGGAAGCATCTCGACAGCTTCACGAAAATTCAGAGCAATAAGGCTGGGCTGTGGACGAATTACAAGACGCGGCGAACGATGATTACTTGGGGGATTCGCTGGCTGCGCCGACAGATTTGGGAGATCCGGTCAACGCACTTCCTCGAGGAAGCTCCGTTCTTTCAGAAGGACGACGATGACGCCAAGGCAGAGGCACTTGAAGGGCACTTCGACGACTGCGTTCCAGAGGGAACGCTTGTAACTACCTCGACAGGTCAAAAACCGATAGAAGAAGTACGAGCCGGAGAACTCGTCCTAACCCATAAGGGGAGATTTATGCCTGTCACCCACACAGGCTCCCGCTTTGAGGACAAGAAACTCATCGAAGTTATGGCCTATGGAAGACCACCGCTTCTCGTTACAGCCGAACACAAACTCTGGCTTTCGCAAAAGGAATTCATCTATTACGAAAAGGGGAAAACCTGCGAGTACCAACCGAAAAAAAAGAGATGGAATCGCCATACCAGGGGAAGGCAAACGAAGAAGGTAGTCTATTCTGATCCGAACTGGGTTTCGTGGGAGTCGTCGCAGTTGAATTTGAAAGGTAAGTATGCGACCTGTTCTGTCGCCGCAACTGCAGAAATTGAAACTGAGAGAGTTGACCTTTTCAAAGGGTTGCCAGAGAGCTATCGCATAGTCGACGGAGTGTTGACAGCTTTTGCTAAAGGGACGATGCGGGAAATACCAACGCAGCATAAGATGAAGAGGTTCGTTCCTGTTGACAAGAATTTTCTCAGAATGATTGGCTATTATTTGGCCGAAGGCGCACGGGGACTCAGTAGCATTGCCTTTGCATCGCATCGAAGGGAGTTTCCAATCCGAAACTGGCTGATTGGCTATATTAAGAGCCTCGGAGCACACGCTGGAGAGTCTAAAACCTCAGCAAACGGTTCAGAAGTTTGGTGTAGTTCGATCCCATTGAACTATTTTTTTAGAGAATTTCGGAAAAGAGAAGGGAAGCGTTTGCCCTCTTGGGTGACGCTTCTTCCCCCAGAAAAGCAAAAAGAGGTGATTGTCGGATACCTCTTGGGAGATGGCTGTTTTCGTAGAGAATCAGGCGCTATCCAATCTGCTACGATTAGCCCAGAGGCAGCCTTCCAGATTTTCAATATGGCCATGCGCTGTGGTTGGGCTTGCTCACTCATTGGCTACTCGGGACAGAATGGTCACAAAAAGCAATGGAAGATTAACTTTTCGTCGTGGACTTCCAAAGAGATAAAGTCTCTCATTGAGCCAGAAATACTAGCCTGCAAAAGACCACTAAGCCCGTTAAGAAGGATTTCAACGGACGTTATTAAATTGGTAGATGGTAGAATGTTTGGGACAATCTACAGTACAAAAGAAATCCCGTTTTGTGGAACCGTCTACAATCTCAACGTTGAGGAAGACCATAGTTTCGTTGCCAACGGAACTGTAATTTCGAACAGCATTATGGCCGGCCTCTGTGCGAATTATGCTGCACATGAGGATGACCGCGACCCGATGACGGGCCGGTTCAACCTGCCGGCGGGAATCACGCGAAGTCGCGAGGGCGGAAACTATATCGCCACATGCGTCAAAGGTCACAAGTTTGACACTGACGACCCAAGCCAGGGCGGTCACGCAAGGTGCCCGAAGTGCAACTCATTGATTCAGGGAGCAGAGAAAAAGCCGCAGAGTGGAACGCTCGAAGCGGAGCGGCTGATAGCGATGGTTACTGGTCCCAAGGCGGAGAAAGGATTTAACATTCCCCCTTT